ATGCTCCTGCAGAGCCTGAGTACATACCTGCAAGACCTGGCAACATTGCATTAAAGGTACCTGGCGCGCCTCGCGCAGCCGCTGCTGCTTCGTTAGTTAAGCCTGCACCTGTACCAGTTAAAGTAACGCCCTGTCCAAATAAAGGGGTTCCTGCTCCTGCTTGAGTGATACCTGCTCTAGCATGTTTAGCTTGCTCTCCCATCAGTCCAGTAGAGGCTGTAAGAGCAGCTTGTCCTGCACCTACATTAGAGCCTACTAGGCTAGCTGCTTGATTTTGAGGGGCTGTAAAACCTGCTAGTTGCGAACCACCGTAGGCCGAATAGGGTTGCTCAGTTAGTGTTTGTCCAGAGGCGAGGGTCTTCTTAGCATAATCCTCCATCCATTCTGGCATTCCTCCCAGTGTCGTGCTTGTGCTTGTTGCCATCTTATCTTGCTCCCTCTAGAGTGTACATTAAATCGTATAGTTTCTTGGCGCCCAGTCTAGGGTCGCCTTGTCCTGCGTTTCTGACAGCGTCTGCTGTCATTACAAATTCACCTTTTGATGCCATAATAGGTACATCGTCTGCTGTTCCTGTTGTTCCGTGCTTAATCATACCGCCATGTGAGTAGGTAACTGGCTTGTAGTACTCCATCAGCTCTTCTTCAGTTAAATTAGGATTTCCTATAACCATAGGAGTTGGTGTTATGAGTGGTGATGCGACATAATCAGCAACATTTACTGGTAGTGTAGGTGCGTCGTAATTTGCATAAGCACCGTACCCTGTTGTGTCCGATGTAACCTTGTGCTTACCTGTACCTGGGTCTGTTGTAGCTCCTGAGTCCGTGTAGTCTATCTTAAACCCTTCGCCTTTATCAGTGTTTGGTACGTATGAACTTCCTACCGCATCTGGTTCTGTTGCTACTGAGTTAAGCAGGGCCGACATAGCCATCGGGCTATTCGCTACTTTCTTAGCTAGGTGCTTCCAAGCTCCGCCCACTCCCTTGTTAGCTACTGTACGACTAACTGCGTCACTTCCCCAACTACCTGCAGAGCCACCTATATTACCAAACGACCCTATACCGCCTATACCACCACCAGACCATCCTGCGACAGTCTCACCGAATGCACCACCAGAGGCAAGAGAGCCACCTACGTAACCAAGAGCAGCGCCTTTTAGTGCGCCTTTTATACCGCCACCGCTTGTAGCACCAGCTAGGCCACCTCCAATTGCGGCGCCCATAGGTCCACCTAAGGCGTAGCCTATTACAGGGGCTGCTAGTTTAAATAATTTCTTAAAGAACCCGTACTCAGGTTTGCCTGTTACTGGGTTTAGAGATGTGATTCCAGAGCCTACTTTAAATTGACGCGGGTCGAACCCTTCCTCAATGTACGCTTGGTATAACTTTTTCTGTAGGTCAGGGTGGCGCGCCATCATCTCAGGTGGAACCATCATTTCACCTGGAGTTACGTGGGCCATCATACTGTCGTTGCCCCTTCCGTATTGTGCTAAGTCTTGTATACCTGCCATCTACCCGCCTCTGTACCTATCTAAATATGATATTACAATGTCTAAACAGCCCCCTGCGGAAGCTGTTGCTTTGATTGAGTCCCCCTCTTCTAATACGAAGGAATGCTCTAAAAACTCAATGCTTGTTTTTGCGCCGACGCTAAGGTCTGTGGCGATATTAAAGGTAGACCCTGCACTACTGTCAGTGAAATCAATTGTTACTGTCTGAGCCCCAGTAGTGGTGTTTGATATTATAACACTACTTAATATAAAAGACGACTGGGCAGGTGCAGTTAATAGAGTTGTCTGTGCTGTGGTAGATAAAGACGTACCTGTCGATTTAAAGAAGTTACTCATTTAAGTAACCACCCTTCAGCTTCACGTTGGTCAGCGTCATCCGCTAGCTCAAAATCTACCTTACGGAATGCCAGTTCTAGTACTCTAACCAGTTGATTTAACTGCTCTTTTTCGTAACTATCCCTTGGAATAGGGAATCTTTCTTTTAGCAAAACAGCCATGTTATCTCCTACCGTCCGGTTGTATATTAATACGAGGTAAGCCGATACGCCATCTGTCTCCTGTAGCTGTATCACTTTCTATCCTAATATTCATCTGTCTTGCTCTGATTCTAAGGTCTAGTTTTTCTGTTGTGGCTGTTATTGTATAAGGGCCAAATGCAGTAGCGGTGTCGTTAGGGTAGAGTCTACCTTCAATTTTCAAATCTACTGTGCCACCACCTTGTGTTATATCTGGGATAAACTCAGTTAGTAAGAATAACTCATCACCTTCCGCTAAATCAAAGTCTGCGGATTGAATATGTGCAGCAATAGCAGCACCGTCATCACTGTCACCAGTCTCGTGGTCGTATACTTGTCCTGTAGATTTAATACCAATAGGTAAGTTGTATACCTCTCTGTCAATCCAGGCTGTACGATTTAAAGTACCGATGGCCCACGAGCCTTCTGCGTAGTTATAAGTTACATACTTATCGTTCTCTGAACTAGCTGCAGATGGGTAGAACCACCACACCTCGTGAAACTCTTGGTTTAGTCCCGCTGTAATTTTACTACGCTGGTTAAGGTTTAAGTCATCTAGTACAAACCTACGTACAGGGCTTTCTATCGGTTTAACAGAACCATCATACATATAGAAGTTATGCTGTCCAATCCAGTATGCTACTGAGTTTGATACTACCATTGAGTTGGGGCCTGCCGCGCCACATTGTGATGCAATCTGTTGAAACCCGAATGTAAAAGGAGGTCCTGTGAACTGCATAGAGTGTAAGTCTGTATCTGTCCACACTAATACCTGTCCTTGTGCTCTTTTAGCGCCTACGATTTTAGAACCGCCTGATAATCTCTGACTACCTGCGGTGTTGGTAGAGGTTGCTGTCCAGTCTGTTTTATTCTCTTGTGACGACCATCTAACGAGTAAAGCATCGCTTGAAGTACCGTCATGCGTTCCGAATGCAACTAAGTGCCTGTCTGGGTTAGATACCAGTACTAGCGTATTCTGGCTAGGGGCGTTGGTAATCGCTGTTGCTCTGGTAGTAACACCTCCTGAAAAATCCCAGGTGTATATTTTAGATTCCTCATAAGTTGCTACTAAGTCCTCACCAAATGTATCTAGTGACCATACTCTAGGAGCTAGGATTACAGAAGAGGTAGAACGAGGTGTTCCCCAAGTGCCTGCTCCCCAAGTACTAGTTCCCCAACCATATTCAAACTCCTCGTCTACATTACCAATAGGCACTTCATATTCAAATTTACCTACGGTGCCACCAAAAGCACCTGTAGCAGACGCTGCTGTTGTTACTGTAATTGTGTATGTATTTACGGTCAATACTGTTACGGAGTGGTTAGCATTAACTTCAGCAGTAGCTAAACCAGATGACCCCATTGTAAAACCTGACAGAGTTACATAGTCACCTGAATTACAGCCGTGTGATATGTCTGTTACTGTTACTACTTTAGAGGCCGATGTAGCGCTCAGTGTATTACTTGCTGCTGTTGCTACTGTCTTTCGTAGTGGGGTGATGTCGTGTAGAGTACCACCCTGTTCTATATATAATTTCTTGTGTGTTCCGTACGCTGTATTAATGATACCGTTATTAGCACGCCATACAATAACAGAGCGACCAACCCCTTCTAGGGTAGTAGCGATATGTTTCTTCCAGCCACCTATACGCTCAGGCTTACCTGATTTAAAGCGTACTTTGTCTCCATCAAACCAGGAACCTTCAGAAGAGTAGTTAGTATTCTCTTTCTGTATTCCCGGTGGAAAATTAATCGGTTGTAATGCCATTTAAAGCTCCTTTAAATCTACCAGTAACCTGCGTCTGCAGACGCTGCATCTTCTGCGTCAGTTCCTTCTGCAAACCCTCCAAATCCAGAGCCTGCTTCGCCGGTCATGCCGTAGTTATCACCGCCTCCTGTATTATAGTTAGCACTGTTCCCACCTTCGGAAGAAGCAGCCTGAGAATAATCGTAATTAGGGTCATAGACCGCCTGACCTGACCCTTGGTAATCGTCGACGTATTCTCTACCCCCAAAGTTGTAACCTTCATTATTAGGGTCTTCCCAGCCTACGTTATCCACATTACCATATCGATACCCACCTTGACCGGGTACATTACCCACTCCTGCTAGGCCCACTGGGTCGTTGGCCAACACACCTCTATAGTCCACATTCATATTTCCAGGGGTAGTAGTTTCCTCTTCTCCTCTACCAAGAAAATCACGGCCCATTCCTACGGCAGTTCCTTTATCGTATTCAGGTTCAAAAAAAGCCTTGATATTACGCATAATCATAAATGGAGGGAAACCAGCCTGTAACATCATGTCCACAGCGCTTCCTGCTCTGCTCTGGTCGCCTTTGAACATGTCGGTTAAACTACCTAATCCGTTACCAGAATTATCAGACGAGTTCCCTGTCGCTGTGTTTTGGTTGTTAGGCAGAAGCAGCTTAGGCAG